GATTTGAGTGCCTCTGGATCTTCACTCTGTATAAACGTATCAATCTTATGCTTTAGATTTTTTACTTTCTTTTCTAATTCTTTTTCATCTAGATCATCTTCCATTTTTTCTGGTTTTTGTATCCATGTTTGCTTCATCAAACTATAGACACCTTGACTCTTCTTGCGAATCACACCAGGTCTTTCAATGTAAGGTTCTGCTTTTGCACCAAGAATAGTTACATTATGAGTCAACTCCCATAAAGTTTTTTTATCCATATAATAATCATCAATCAGTTCTGGATCACACTTAGGAATATACTTAGGATCTACAACAAGATGTACATCTAAGTCAGACATAACAGTATAGTTATAACCTGCATTACCACCAAGTAATATTATATCTGAAATTGCTCTATCCTCAAGATCTACATATGCAGCAAATGCCTTTGCAAATCTCATCAATGCTTCTCTAACCTCAGGACGTAGAGAATCCCCAATCCAGAAGACTGGATTGAGGACATCAGTAAACCTAAGAGATATACTTTCTCTAAGGTCTTTTGGTTTTATATGTTTTAGAACTCTTGAATACAATGGACCATCACAAGTCTACACTATATTTAGAGCCAATCTTTCCGTTGCTGTGCTTCAGGAATGATTTTTTCAATATCAATTAGTAATAGTCCATCCTCGAACTTTACTTCCTTGACTTCAAGTTCTTCAGGTAATGACCACTGACGTTTGAATGCACGTTGTGCCAATCCCTTATGAACATAATCAGCCTCTACACCGTCACCTTTCTTACCTTCAATGACAAGTCTTCCTTCTTGGGTGTAGACTTTTAAATCTTCTTTTTTGAATCCTGCAAGTGCTACCTCTACCCTATACTCATGGTTAGAAACCTTTATTGTATTATAAGGTGGATAGTTATTTGTACTTGCAAAATGCTGATCAAAGGTTGTGAACCAGTCATCAAACCCGATCATATTTTTTCTTACTTTGGCAAGGTAGTCCTGAGTTTCAGGCACTGACAAAGTAATGCTGTTTGCTTCGTTAAACATAATGACCTCTTTGAGCGTCTGTTAGAAATGTACCCCGAAGGCGTACACTACTAATTATACAAGATCATCTAATATTATTGGTTCGGTTGTTTCTATCAAAAAGTTCGGATGACTTCTTTATAGACCTTATAGCACCATTGACATTGATATCCATTTGCATACGTATCTCACTATACAACTCTTTCAAGTAATCAAGTGTATCTACAAAGGTATGTAATTTTTTATCATCAATAATAACAAGATACTCACCATCATGCATTGTTATATTTGCATTGAAGGTTCCTTCAACTAAATCTTTTATCTTTTTTTGCCTTTGATCATTACCATATATCTGAACGTTGAGTTGATATGTTCCCCTATACTTTTCAATGATAGGTGCATACCATCCATAAAATTTTTCCCACTTCTCTTTTCTTTCCTCGTATGGATGATACCCATACTCATCAAGATCTATAGCATAGACATCGCCTTTAGGATCTTTTATATAATTCTCAGGTAGCATATTAATAAAAGAATAATCAGAATCTCTTTCAATTATATCTTCGTATAGATTATTGAAATCTTTTATACTTCGTATTGGTTTACCTTTTATGAAATCAGATTCATATACAAGTAGATCGCCATCTATCCAACACCTAAATTTTGGTATTTTTATATGGGTAAACTTTTCTTCTTGCAATTTACACAAGTTAGTATACTTTTCATGTTGATCCAATCCCTCAGGAAAAATCATTTCCTTTTTTATAGTAAGGGAATAGATATCATACTCTCGTGCATCGCCTCTTACGATACGTGAGTATGTCATTCTATTGTTTTCTTCTTACCAATATTATACTTAGTTTCTAGTACCCAGTTACCTTTATCCTTATAAGATATAACTTTGATTTGATTTAGTGGTGCTATATCAATAACCAACTCTGCATCTTTGAGAGTAACTAAACCCCAATCAGAAAGAAGTTGAATAATTCTATTCCTTCTCTGAACATCATTAATACTTAGGTTTGCTTTCTTACCATCAAGTGCAAACAATTCCTTGAAGTGGACAATATAATACTTGCCCTGCTTATGCAGTATATGACATGATTGATATAACTTCTTTTCTTTTCTAGACGCTACGCCAATTCTTGTAAGTGTTTCTCTAACCTTTAGAAAATCATCTGGTTCAGATAATAATACCTCCACCATTTTATCAGGCGACCACAGGTATTCTGGTTCCATCCCACTCATCTCAATCCTCCAGTTTCAAGTTTACTTCTAATAAATGTAATCTGTTCTTCGGTTAGAAGGGGGAGAGCTTGTCTTGCTTTTTCATTACTATAACCATAGTATGATTTAATCAATTCAAGATTCTTCAATTCTTCTTTTTTCAACCAAGGAGAGAATCTCTTCTTAGACCTGAGAGTATTTAGATAAAAGTCATATTGTAACTTCTTATCAAGATTAGGATTTATATTCATCTCATTAGCATACATGATGCAATCAAGATGACCTGACATACATCTATTAGTAACGTATGGAAGATACTTCTGTTCTAGAAGTGGATCTTCATCAATAAGATTTTTCTTTGTTGAGTTGATTGAGTTCAACCAATCTTTCAATTCAGTCATGACAATTCCTTAATTTTATCTCTCCAATATTGACGATCTTCATCAGAAATCCAAGGATTATGTAAATGAACATAAGCATATTGTAACCATTTCTCACGATCCCAATCTCTTTTTGGTCCTAGGTGATCTTTGAGTGTCATCTGTTTATTATACGTTCCTTCATATCCTTTGTCCAGTTATCATAGTAACCAGTCTTCATCAATTCTTCTCTAGCATCCTCTAAAGGTTTTCTTTTCTGTACTATCATCATACAGAGTTCACCTTCATTCACAACAACACCAGCAACATCTTCTATAAGATCTGGATGCTCTTCAAGAAATAAAAAATCAGGAAACTCTTCATTGAAAGAAGCAGCTAGTCTCTGTAGTTCACCACATCTAGGTAACATAGATTCTTGAAAAAGATATATTATAACTTCCTTATCCCATTGCATTATATCCTTACGTAACTCACGAAAGGATATGAATTCTTTTACTTCTACATTACCATCTAACCATGCCTTCTTAGCATAAGGACATGGTGGTAAATTATCAAAAGCAGAATTAGGTTTACTTAGAAAATCAAGTATCCACTCTTCTATTTTTTGGTTGGATGATGATTCTGTTATTGTCATAATCAGGAATAAATTCAAGTGGGATATCATGTTGCCAACATAACTCTTCGTAAAGAGTATTCAGTTGACGCATGTCATCATATAGATCAGAAACGGTCATCAATAACCACCATACGGATCATTGATGGTATCATATTCAGAAAGAAATTCTTTCTCTTTCTGAAAGTATTCTTTCATAGATGATGATACGTCAGGTGGTGGTGGAGACTTATAACCATTTCTTTTCTTCCATTCATTATACATTGCTCCCATCTGCCATGATTGAGCAAGACTCTTAGGTCCATTCCTAAGTAACTCTTCTTGTTTTCCTGTGTAATAAGGAATAGATTCCTCTCTCCAATTGGAGTCGTCCCATAGTTTTTCCATTAGTGATCCTCCACAAAATCGGGGCATAACATTGCACCTGCTAATTCTCTAGCAGATCCATTATGTTCACATAGTTTTTTCATCCAGATTCTTTCCTCTAAGGAAACTGGAACTCCATCTGTTGTCATAATCCTACAACAAATATCGGTGAGTTTTAGTCTGTACTTAGTTGAGATCATAGTTGAATAGGACTAACTCCTTTCTGTCTTTTTGTGCTTTAGTGTATGTAGCAGTGGATCTCATCGTGTATGTGTGGTCATACTCAGAAGCCTTCCAACTACTAAATCTATCTTTAATCAATTGTGAAGAATTGTAGCTTACTAGTAAGTCTTGTTTACAATTTTCACAATGTTTAGCAAATTGATCGTGATCAAAAAACTTATGCATATCACCTTTCTTACCATACAGATGAGAAGATATTTCATATGGTGGATCAAGATATACAAATGAACCATTGCCTTTCAGCAATTCTTCATATGAATAATTTGTAATCTTCCATGTTTCTATAAGTTTACTATACTCTGATAATTTTATAATCCCATTCATTGAGAAATTAGATTCACTTGCTTGTGCAGAGAAAGAAGAACTCTCAGTAAGACCAGAGAAACTACATTTATTTACAACATAAAAATAAACTGCTCTCCATACAGGATCTACATCTTTATCACTAACATATTTTTTTGACTCTTCAAAAAGTCTTCTAGCATGTGTAGGATTGGGATGGTCAGTCTTTAAAATTTTTAAAGTATGTTCTATCCAATGTCCATGTTGCTGTAACTGTGACCAAAAATTATATAATGGTTCATACAAATCATTAACCCAAATCAAAACATTTGGAA